GCTAAAGCTATATTCAAATACAACACTTGTTAAAGTTAAATTGCAAAACAAAAGAAGAATCGAATAAACTTGTATAATTCAAATACAACACTTGTTAAAGTTAAATTGATGTACACCCCCACTGGAAAAGGTACTCCCTCAATTCAAATACAACACTTGTTAAAGTTAAATTATACCTGGCCAGTATTACTTGCCTTTCCTCCACACAATTCAAATACAACACTTGTTAAAGTTAAATTTGCAGAGATAAACCTTATGAATTAGCTAAAGCTATATTCAAATACAACACTTGTTAAAGTTAAATTGCAAAACAAAAGAAGAATCGAATAAACTTGTATAATTCAAATACAACACTTGTTAAAGTTAAATTATCCCAATATACGCCAATCTAAGATATACCATTGGGATTCAAATACAACACTTGTTAAAGTTAAATTGATTGGAATTTTTCCGACATATGGCGATATATTTAATTCAAATACAACACTTGTTAAAGTTAAATTGGGAGGTGTTTTTTTGGAAAAGGAACTTCGTGGATTCAAATACAACACTTGTTAAAGTTAAATCACCAAAATAAAAGATAAAATAAAAGAATATGCTAGATTCAAATACAACACTTGTTAAAGTTAAATTGCAAAACAAAAGAAGAATCGAATAAACTTGTATAATTCAAATACAACACTTGTTAAAGTTAAATTATCCCAATATACGCCAATCTAAGATATACCATTGGGATTCAAATACAACACTTGTTAAAGTTAAATAGGGCCACCGCTGATGAAACGCAGAAATTTGTAAAATTCAAATACAACACTTGTTAAAGTTAAATGAACATTAAATATTATCATTTACAACAAATAATAGAATTCAAATACAACACTTGTTAAAGTTAAATAAAAGATAGCACAGTATTAGCTCATTTAGTGCTATCATTCAAATACAACACTTGTTAAAGTTAAATATATTTGGTATAGCATGGCCATATAAATTTAATGTAATTCAAATACAACACTTGTTAAAGTTAAATAAAGATAGAGTTAGGAGATAAATGAATATGATTGAATTCAAATACAACACTTGTTAAAGTTAAATTTATATTCCCCATTTTAAATATATTAGCGAGGAATTATTCAAATACAACACTTGTTAAAGTTAAATGCTAGAAAAATCAATCTTTATGATTTTCATTATACTATTAAAAGTATTGACATACAAGGATTTTAGTTGTTTTTTACCAGCGATAATAGGATTTTTGGAGATTTTATAAAAAGGTTTAATTTTCAAGCTTTAGAGGAGTTTTGTTTATTTTTAGCTGGTAATTTTATGGTAAATAAAATTTTATTAAGCAAAAAACAAAAAGCAACTATCATTGATAGTTGCTTTAATTTTATAAATCATATGGTGAACCGCATGAGTTAAGGTGCGAACTTTTATATAGTTCGTTAATATCAGAGTAAGTCACGTCTTTATCACTATTATTCAGGTTATAGACAATACATATTTTGTCGGAGTAAATATAAATTTTATAGATAAAGCAATCAATAATTTGATTATAGAAAGAAACATCAACTCTTTTATTATAGAATACATTTAACATATAAATGATTTGTTTTTCAGATAATAACCTATTACTATTTAATTGTTGGGTAGATATTTCAAGTTCTAATTTATATTTTTCTTGTTCTAATTGTTCTAGTCTATCTTTAGTTGAAGTTGTGATAATACCTGCTTCAATGGCATTCATTAGATTATTTATTTTAGTTTTTGTGGCGGTTAATTGTTTTTTTAAAATTAATAATATATCATTGATTTTATTATCTGCTTGTTGTATTTCAAGACATTTTTTAGCAATCATTTTAAAATGCTTAGGATTTAATATATCTTTTACTGTATATTGGATAATTATATCTTCAAGAAGCTCTTTACGATACTTTTTTTGCTTACAATGTCTATTGCTACAAACATAATAGTGATATTTTACTTTAGTTTTGCTAGTGCCTGTTTTACCAGTCATAGAATGTTCACATAGTCCGCAAAATAGTTTACCAGATAATAAATAGTTAACTTTAGCCCTTGTAGTATGACGGCGATTAAAAAGAATACGAGATTGAACTTTATTGAATAAAGCTTCATCAATTATTGGCGGAATGGCATCTTTGACACATACATCTTCTAATTCATATATGCCAATATATTTTTTGTTAGTAAGCATACGATTTAGAGAAGAACGATTCCATTTACGACCTTTTCCAGCATAATTAGGTAAAATATTTAATTCATTGAAAATATCAATAGCTCGTCTACCTTTAGCATAATCTTCAAAGATTTTTTTTACATAAGGTGCTTGTTCATCATCGATTACATATTTTTTATTTACGATTTTATAACCAAAAGGACAAGCTCCACCAAAGGATAAACCTTTTCGTATATTTTCTTTTATACCACGTTTAACTTTCTGGCTAAGTTCAGCACTATAATATTCAGCAAAACCTTCAAGCATAGACTCAAGAATAATTCCTTCAGGACCATCAGGAATATTTTCTTTAGCATAAAAAATCTTGATGCCGTTTTTCTTCAATTTTGCTTTATATACAGCACTATCATAACGATTACGAGCAAAGCGGTCTGTTTTATAAACTAATACAGCATCAAAAAGACCACTGGAACTATCTTTTATCATTTGTAAGAAAGAAGGTCTATCATCAGTTTTACCACTTAAAGCACGATCAATATAATGTTTAATAATAACCATATCATGCGTTTTAGCAAATTGTTCGCATTCATGAATTTGACCTTCAATAGATTGTTCATTTTGTTTGTCACTAGAATAACGAGCATATATTACAGTCTTAAGCATAAAAAACACAGCCTTTCTTTATAAAAATAGCTGTGATATAATAACGCTATAGGTGAATGTGGTTATATATCACAGCATAAAAACGTTCAGTAGTGCAAATACTGGGCGTTTTTTTAGTTGTTCATGGATTAATATCATTTATCTAATGATTGCTGTAAATGTAGTATTTCTTGCTCACTTAATCCAGTATTTTGAGATATAAAATCAATAGGCATATTAGCTTTTAATAAATTAATAGCGATAGTTTTACGTTCACTTTGAATGCCTTCTTGAATACCTTCTTGTTTAGAATCATACATATTAGAAAGATAATCACGAATAGCTTTTTCTTGTAATTCGTAATCACGACGTTTAATTTCATCTTGAGAAAACATCATTTCATAGTTTAAAGCTTCTTTAATAGCTGGATTATTCATAGCGATGACCTCTCTTTCTTCATCAGTACATTGAGGAGAAAAATATGCTATCCAATTTTCAGCATTACGCATTTTTTTGATATCACTAAATTTAAATTTTTCTAGTTCAATAAAGTGCATCTCAAAATCATCAATTAAAATATCATTTGTTTCATCATTTCGTATATGGTATGAATTGTGATAAGTTTTATATGGTAAATGGTTAAAATTAAGTAAATTAATACTTATTGTTGGTTTTAATTCTCTATAGTGATGACCTTTGCCTAGTTGATAAGCATATAATCTTGACCAATAGTATAACGCACGTTTAGAAAATTTCTTTTGACTAGCAATTTGAATTTCAATATTTATTAGAGAACCATTATTGGTTTTAGCTAAAATATCAAGTTCGGGAGCTTTACCTTCATTGATATCTGGAACTTGTTGTTTATCCATAAAATTTATATCTGTAAAATAATTATGTTCATCTCTATTTAAAATAGAGTTTAAAAAATTCAGTGTAAGATTTTTGCGGGCTTCATCGCCTAACAAACTTTTAAAAAATACATCATTTAATCTATTTATATCTTTTATTTTTTCCATAATATCAGTCCTTTCATGCACCTAAAAAGGTGTTTTTTTTATGCCTTTTTTATATACCATTTGTAGTAATGAAAACTTATAATATTTGAACCTTTTCTTCTTGGTCTATTTCCTCATTAACAATACGACGCTTTTCTTCTGGTGTAAGTTTATGGTCTGGTTTAGTTCTTTGGGAAATAATTTCAATATTGTTATTTGACGATAAGATTTTAGAGATTTGGCGGACATGATTTAAGATTTCTTTACGTTGTTCACTGCTAAGACTTAAACAGTATTTAGCAAGCTCTTGTTCGGTATCTGAAAGATGATATTTTTCAGCAAATGCTTTAAAAATACTATCTTTATTATCAGTAAACATATCGCCTTCACCAGTACGAAGCCATTTTTCATTTACATTAAATTTTATACAAACAAGTTTTATAAAAGCATCATCAGGTATTACTCTACCTATTTCATAACTGGTGATAGCATCTCTTGATTTTCCGCAAATATCACCAAATTCTTTTTGAGTTTTTTTAAAATATTTTCTTAGTAATTTTAATCGTGTATTCAAAGTATTCACCTCTTACATATTAATATAACATCATTATAAGTGTATGTAAACACAAAAATAAGAATGATTTAAGAATATTATTGTTGACATTCACTAATTATAAATATATAATGTGAGTATAGACACTATTATTTAATAAATTTAGTGATTAATGTGTTTTGAGATATACCGCACTATAGAGTAACGAAAAAGAGTGGGCTGGATATCTAAAATTACTGTAAATAATATTTTGATTTATGAAATGAGGTGAATTTGTATGATTGATAAAAATATTATTGATACAGCTGAAAAAGAAACTATGGAAGTTATAAACGAAATTCGAGATGATAAAAATGCTGATATATTAATGCTTTTAGTATTAAGCTTTGCTAAAGGTATTAAGTTTGGTGCAAATGGTAATGAAAGAAAAATTGCCTAGAGTGTAAAGCTCTAGGCAAAAGGATTGTTGATTTTACTTCTTAAAAATTGAAAATAAACTAGAAAATAAGCCTTTTGAAGTTTTTTCTTTATTAGTTTTTTTAGTTGAGGTTTTTTCTATATTGCTTGTATCAGATATAGGATTATTTGTTGATACTTTAATGGAATTTGTTTTTGATGCCATATTATTAGTAAGAGATTTCTTTCTTGATATAGATTTTATGCCTAATGCTTTTTTTAATGATGTACTACCACGTTCAGCTAATACGTTTACTGCATGGTTATATAAATCTAAATTACTAGATGCATCACCACGTATAATGACATCATCATAGTCAGTAGCATCAGATAATCCATCAAAAGACCAATCTTGTAGATTGGAAAATAAAGAAGGTAAGCTAATATAGTTACATTTTGGAGCAGAAATATTATATAAAGATAAGGTACTTTCAAGTTGTTTTTTAGCTTTAGCAGTATCAAAAACAATGATATTTTTATTTTCAATATAAGGAGATATTTCTTTCCAGACTAAATCAAATGTAGGAGCATTTTTTACATCTTCAAAAGTAATACCATGATAAGAAGTAAATGAAAAATTAGTTGTTTTAGGTTTAATGGCAAATTTTTTATTATAGATAATATTGCCTTTTTCTACAACGCAAATAGCTAATTGACAAATACTTTTGGAGTTTTTATTAGCTAGATGCATAGATAATGTTGTATAGCTAAGTTGTTCTGTAGATATGGACATAATAAGCATTTTCCTTTCAAGATGAGTATATCATTGATGTGCTTGTAAGTACTAAAAACGTTTAGAGTATAAAGCTCTAGGCGAGAATGTGGCGGTGATAATTTGGATAAAATATTGCCATATAATGCAGAATTATGTGAAGCACGTAGTATAGGATTTTATAAAGAAATTAATGGAAAGATGATTTATATAACAATTACTACACAAACACTACCTGCACATATATTAAAAATAAAAAGTAATGATTCTGTTGGACAATATTTAAAGGAATTATCAAATATTATTGATGAGTTACTAAACGAAGAAGAAAACCAGCAACTTGACCAGTAATCCATGAATGTTTTTGCATAAGTGAACTAAATTTACTTAAATAACCTTGTGTTGCAGGCATATTATTTTCTTCGAGAAATTTTAATTTATCTCTTAATTCTTGAATTTCTTGTCTATCTATAGAATTTTGAGGGATATGCTCGTCGATAAGTTTATCAAATTGTTCAAAACTAAAATAATTGTTAATAGTCACGGTATTGTTATTGCCAACAGAGCCGTAATTATTTTGAAAGTTTATATTTTGTACATTTTGAGCATTGGGATTATAGTCATTAATCCAATTAATTCCTTTTCCAGTAATTTTAAAACGAACAACATATTTAAATCCTAGAGGTTGAAATGTATCATATATAAAATTATTACTTTCTAAATAGTTCATAATGGATATTAAGTGTTCTTCTTTGAAATTATTTAAATGAGCGATATGAATTGTATCTGCAAAAATAGTTTGGTTATTATTTATAAACTCGAAAGCGCATTTTAAATATCGTTTAGCTTCATTTACTATATCCATGATAATCACCTCCTTTCAGAGACGATTATAACATAAATTAGAGGTAATAAAAAAATTGCCTAGAGTATAAAGCTCTAGGCGAAAATGTGGCGGTGATATAGTGATAGATATATTGACATTAAAGACAGTACAAGAAGCTATTAGTTGTACAGCAGGTGTGCTTATTATAGTATATTTCGTTATGAGTATTATACATTTAATAAAAAAATGGTGATGATATGATACTAATTCAATTAATTAAAACTTTGATACTTATATTATTAATTATCGGCAGTTGGTATCTACCAATAGAGTTATTAATAAATATATGTTTAATCGTATTTATACCAGAAGAAATATATAAACTATATTTATATTTAAAAAATAGTTAATCATTTTTATGAAAAACAATATATGTTGTAAATATTATATATGAAATGGAGAAAAAATTACCAGTACAAATAATAAAACATATACATCAAAAAGATATTTTTAGTTTAGGTAAAAATAATTGATTTTATTGGAGAAAGGACAATGTGTATGATGGAAATGGTAAAAATAAATGATAATTTTGATTTAAATGTTGAAATATATATAAATAGATATTCTGAAATAAAAGAAGCTGTAAAAGTATTATCTGAAGTACAAAAAGAATATAACTGTAATTGTGTATTAAATATAAAATGTAGTACAACGCCAAGAGGATAAATATTTTATTGAAAGGATAGATTTTATGAAAGAACAAAATATTATACCTACTTATACTGTTGATGAGTGTATTGAATTATTAAGAATAGCCATAAGAAATAACGTTGATGAAACATTACAGGATAAGATTTTTAGTAATACAAAAGTAATTGATACTAGCTGTATTGATAAATATGAAGTAATAAGAAAATGCTTTAAAGTTGTGGCAATAGCTAAAGAATTTGGTATAGGTAAAGAATTAAATGAATATATAGAAAGAGTTAATAAAAAAGAAACAGATGTATTGATATCAAAAATATCAACAAGAATATGTAAGGTTATTAATGAAGAATTTGGTGGTGAATTAAATGAGAAAAATTGAAATAAGCTATTATCAAGGGAAAACGTTTTTAGATATAGCAAAAAATTTTTTTAGTAATCCTGAAGTGCAAGCAGATTGTAAACGTTGGATAGAAGATGGACGATGTGATGCACTGATGAAAGAGATAGAAAAATGTGAAAAAGAAAAGCACCATGAGCAAGCTCATAGTGCTTAAAGTTAGAAGATAACAGCTAAGCTAAGTCCCATGAATTATTGCAGTAATTCATGGGACATTTTAAAAGCCACATATTTCACTACTAAAAATTATAAACTCTATGTGGCATAAAGTCAATTTTTTAAGGTTCATTTGAGCCTTTTACCACCTTGTTAAAGGTATTAATAAGATGAACAAATATAAATATTATGGGTGATATTATGGCTTATGTACATTTAAGAGTAATACTTAAAAATAAGATAGATAATTATAAATATTGTAGTGGAAGAATAGGCAAAAATATTATTAATGGACCAGCACAAGGAACAACACCAATAAGACAGCTTCGATATCAAGATAAAAGAGCGGAGCGTGTATGTGAGTGGAAGTTAACAGAAAACTTTGAAGAAGATGATTTATGGATAACTTTGACATATCAGAAAGCTTCAGTAATAGACTCTGAAAAAGCAAGAAAAGATATAAGCCTTTTTTTAGCATATTTAAGACGAGCATATAAAAAAGAAAGTAATGAGCTTAGATATATTTATACAGCAGGTAGAGGAAAAAGAGGAAATATCCATTTTCATATGGTCTTAAATAAATTTGATACAGCTGTAATTGCTAAAATTTGGAGAAATATTACAGATGGTGGTGTTCATTTTAGACATTTATATACAGAGTTTAATAATTATGGGCAAGTCAATTATAAAAAGATTGCTAATTATTTAATAAAGAATAGTCGTGAAACTTTTTATAGTACAGATAAAATTCATAAGAAACGTTTTTGTGCATCTATAAATTTAAAAATGCCACGTTTAGAAAAAAATATTATTAATGCTAAACAGTGGAAAAAAGAACCTACTACAATAAAGGGATATATTCTAGATAAAGAAAGTATTTATGATGGTTATGGTTGGCTTGATGAAGGTCATAAATGGGATTGTTGTCGAGTCCAACGGTATACATTGATAAGAATTGATGGTGGATATAAGCCACGATATAAAAATCATAAAATATTGGATATTCCAATGGGAGATGATGAATTTGCAGAAGAATAGAAGTCAAATAAGCAGAGTAAATAATGCTCAATCACAAATATTTGAAAATCAAATAATTATGGCTTGTATGGGTTATATAAATGAAAAACGTGCATATATTGAGAAAACACCTGAACCTTTTAGAGTAATAAGCAAAAATCATACTACAGGAGTATTTACAGGAAGATTTATAAAATATAAAAATGCTCAACCAGACTTTAAAGGAACGATTTTTGGCGGTTCTGCAATATGTTTTGAAGCAAAACAAACTATGAAAGATAAGATAAAAATATCAGTTCTTACTGATTATCAAGAAGAAGCTTTAGAGTTACATTATCAGTTAGGAGCTATAACAGGAATATGTATAAATCTAAATAATGATTTTTACTTTGTACCATATTCTTTGTGGCGATTATGTAAAGAACAGTGGGATAGACAATATTTTACTAAAGAAGATTTGAAGGAATATAAAGTGCGTTTTAATGGTGCAGTAAATTTTTTAGATTTTGTAAATGGTAATAAAGTGGAGTTTGTGAAAGAGTTTGTAAAGGGATAAATTATGATAAGTGATAATGAAGCGTCAAAAGCATATGAAACATTAAAAAAATATTGTAAGGAAAGAAGTCATTGTGAAGATTGTGCATTTTTAAAAAATGGGAAAAGTTGGGCATGGATAGATTTACCAAAAATGGATAATCCAAATTATGAAAAAGTAAGAGAATGTTTGAACACAGGTGAATATAAAATTAGTACGTTTTTCGGAGGAAAAGAGTGTATGTTAAAAGGTCGTCCACGATTTTGGGGAGATGAATAAAATATGGCAATGTGTGAACATACTTAATTAGACGGAGAAGTTTGGAATTGTTGGCTGATGAAAAAGCCATGCCCTTTTATAAAACCAGAATATAACGACTTATGTATAGAAATGAAAGTACAGATATGTACTGGTAAATGGGAACAATTAAATAATAAAAATAAGAGAGGTCTTTAATATGAAAACAATATCTATTCAATCATTCAAAGGTGGAACAGGAAAGACTACAGCTACAGCAAATATTGCTTATGTACTTAATAAATATCATGATAAAAAAGTATTAGTGGTAGAAGCTGATGCACAATCAAATATATCTAGTTATTTTGGTATTGATAAAGACCGTGAAAAAGGAATTGCAGATATATTAATTGGTAATGATATAGATATTTATTCTTTGATTAAGAAAACTAGATATGATAATTTGCATATAATTACAGCTGGTTTAAAAATGTATGTAGCGGAAGATTATGTTAAGGCTAATAAAAATCCATTAGTTTTAAAGAAAGCATTAACAAAATTAGCTAAAGAATACGATTATTGTTTAATTGATAATGCACCAGCAATAAATACTATATCAGCAGTAACTATGCTTGCTAGTGATGAAATAATTATTCCTGTGTGTTTAGACTTATTTTCTATTGAAGGATTAAAAATAATGATTGAGCAAATAGGAAAAGTAAAACGAGCTAATCAGGAATTAAAAATAAGAGGTATTTTTATAAATCGTTGGCAAAATAATAATGCCAAACATCAAGCAAAAGATTATTTAGAGAAAATGTTTAAAGAACAATATATTTTTAAAGCTAAAATAAGAGAAAGTCAACATATTGCTAATAGTACATTTACAGGAAGAACAGTTATTGATTTAAATTGTCGCTTTGGAGTAACAATAGATTATAAAAATCTAGTAAATGAATATTTAAAATTAAAATGAGAATGGTCCGATTTGGACCATTTTCTAAAGGAGTAATAGAAGATGGATTTTGATATTTTAGCAGCTTTAGAAGATAGGAGTATAGAAGTGGAAACATTGGCGGATAAAGACCGTATGCAAATAGAGTATATAAATGTAAAGGATATAATACCTGCTAGAAATGATAATAATTTTTATGATACAGATGATGTTATTACGTTAAAAGAAAGTATTCGTGTAGAAGGTGTAAAACAAAATCTTATTGTAAAAAAGAAAAATAATGAGGGAAAGTATGAATTGATAGCAGGTGAAAGAAGATGGAAAGCATGTAAAAGTTTATATGAAGAAGGAATAAAAGATTTTGAGTATATACCATGTGTAATTAATAAATATGAAGATGATTTAAAAGATAGATTATCTCTTATAACTACAAATTGTACTGCTAGAAAATTAACTGATTGGGAAAGAACAGAGCAAGTTGAAGCGTTAAACAATATTTTAAAAGAATATAAACAAAGAGGTATAAAATTACCTGCACCAAGAAAAGATTTAATATCTAAACTTATAAATGAGTCAAAAACAAATGTAGCTAGAATGTTAGGGCTTAAAAATAATCTTATAGGAATTTTTAAAGACGCTATGAAAAATGAAATGATAGGTTTATCTGTTGCATATGAATTATCTACATTACCGCAAGATAAACAAGAATTGATGATTAATCAATTCAAGGAAAATGGCGGATTAACATTAAATAATGTGAAATATATAAAAGATAGTTTAAAAAATGAAGTTGAAGATGAACAAGAAGAAAGAAAAACAGATAAAAAAGATATTGATCTTAAAGTAAAAGTATTAGAAGAAAAGATTAATATAAAAAAATTGTCACTAGTTTATGTAATATATATGACTTCAACAGATTTATATTATTATTCAGTAGTATGTAATATCTATTATTGTGGTGGATTTACTAATACATCTAAGGTATATAAAACAAAACAAGAAGCATTAGATAATTGTTTAGAGTATATATCTAAATGTTGTTTAGATAAATTTGAACATGAAAAAGTGCAGTCTAATCGGGATTGTATTTTAGGTTTATTAAAATACTTGTTAAAAAAATATCCAGATAAAGAATATCTTCAAGATAGATACGATAAAGCTAAAATTATAGATGAAATGACATTGAAAAGACCAAGTAAAGATGAGTTAGATGAAATAACAGATGATAATATAATTGAAAATGAACATATACAAGATGAAGATAAACCTATAGAAATTTGTAAAACTGATAATGTAAATATCTATGATAAACAAAAAGAAGATATATTATTGGAGTATCTAAGATATTTTGAAAATAAATTAAAATATTATACAGAATTACATTCTATGGCGGAAAATGAACAGGATAATGATGTATTACAATCTAGTTTAAAAGCAATAGAGTATACATCTGAATTGATTGAAAAGGTACAAAGTGATTTATTTGCACTTACAGATGATGAAAAATATGATATAGAAGATAATAAGGAGAATTAAAATATGGATAATATACAAGATAGAGTAGATAATTGGAGAAAAAAGATTGAGGAAAAAAAGGATAAAAATGAGAAATTAAGTGAAAAAGAAGCAAAAATAATTTTAAATGAAGCAATAGATATATCATCTGGTTTAGTAGAAGATATAATTAATGATTGTAAAAAAAGAAATGATGATAGAAAAGAAAATTTTTTACAAGATATATTTAGTAATATAAATAAAAGTTTTAGTGTTTTAAAAGAAGGTTTTAATTATAAAGATAAGCTTCATGTACTGGTAATTGATGAGAATAATAATGCATTGAGAGTTTTTTCTAATAATGCTAATAAAAATATTTTAGAAGAATTAGGAAGAATAATTGAACATATGGAAAATCAAAAAGATTTCAAAGTAGAACGATCATATTTAGATGATATAGTGGTGAGAAATTATGAAAGAGCTAATAATTAAAGAAGTAAATTATTTTAAAGAAGAAGTAAAGATTAAATATGAAGAAGGGACATCTAAGAAAACGTTAAGTGAAGAAGAACCGCCACGAGATGAATTAATAGAAATATTAAAAAACTTAAATGCAGTAGGTAGTAGATTATTAAAATATCCATTTTCTATAAAAGATAGGATTGTGGTAACAGGGGCAAAATTTATTTATAAAAATAATTGTTTAAAATATGTAATATTAAAAGGATTTTATAAGTTAGACGGTAATCTAATACCACAAAATTTTCCAAAGAGATTATATAATTCAAATTGCATTTTGGATTATACAGATGATGAAATGATTTTAATTAATCAGTTATTAAGTGAAGCAAGAAAATATATTTATGGTGAAAGGAAACAAGTATTATTACCACATATAAATGAAACAATAAATACACAACCAGCAAAACAAAATATATCTATGATAAATTAGCGAGGTAGAATAATGGCGTTAACAAAAGCAGATTTAAATAAAATTTCTGATATGATAAAAATGACTGTGATGGCGGTTGTTAGTGAAGCGATAAAGACGATAATACAAAATAATAGCATTAATTTAAAGCAAAAGCCTATAAATTATAGGGAAAAGACTATAAAGAAATTAGAAGCATATAATATTCTTAAGCATAATATGGAGAAGTGTGAAAAAGATATTGAAGATTTATTTAAAGAAGAATTTGGTGCTTGTCCAGCTGTTCATCATGCTATGGAGTATTATGGTGAAAAATGTACACTTGATGAAATTCGTCATGCAAAAAAATTAAAAATAGAACATATTTATTATAGAGATAAAGAAGAAGTAGACTTTATAGATTGTGCTTTAGAAGAAATAAAAGATGAATATTATGGCGGAATAATAAAAATGATTTATTTTGATAAGATGAAAATTGAAGATATAGCTAATAAAATGAGTTGTGATAAGGTTACATTATATAGGCATAGAAATAGACTGTTAGATATATTATCTATAAGGTTTTTTGGTAAAGATGTACTTGAATAAATGCAACTAGACCGTGCAAAAAAATCGCAATTTACTACCGTAAAAAAAGATGATAAAATTTTTATAGGTCAAAGAAGCGAGGAAATGACCTCTCTAAAAGTAAACGCTTTTCCGTCTGAAAACTGAATAAGGTTGCGCACATGATTGTGGATTACATGCAGAAAAGACAGCTAAATTATTAGCTGTCTTTTCTGTTTGGAAGGTGATGAAATGACGATTATAAAATGTGATAAATTTAGATGTTTCTATAATGCTGAAGGTATTTGTGAACATAGAAAGATAATCATGAAATATAAAAGGTGTATGAGTTATACAGTATCTGGAAATTTTACCATAAGAGATTTAATACAACATAAAGCTACTTGTCATAAAGCCAATGGTAAATATAAAAATAATACAGCAAAGGTATTTAAATAAATGAAAAAATAAAAAAGAAAGTGATTGTCTATGATTAATATTTTTAAAATTATAGGAGATAAATTAAAGAAAATGTTTTCTAAAAATAATATAGATGAAAAAATTTTTATTGAATTAGGCAATATTAATATACGTATGGGTACAAATATTATAGGAGAAAGAAAAAATTTGTATATACCTAAATTAAATTATGAAGGTGAATTTACTTTTAGGAGGAAACCTAATAATCGTATAAATCCTAAAATAAGATATATAACATTATATAAAGCAGAAAAACTAATGAAAGTATAAATACTAAAATTAATAAATGTAATTTATATTGAGGTGTATTAATGGCAAAAGAGTTTGCAAGGAAGTTTTATAACAGTACAAGATGGCGGAAGTGTGCTAAAGCTTTTGCACAGTCTAAGCTTTTTATTTGTGAGATGTGTCATAATCAAACAAGTGAAAAGATTGATGATGATCAGCGTTATATTGTTCATCACAAAGTACCACTTACACCAAAGAACATTGACGATCCTTATATTACTTGTGGTTGGGATAACCTTATGCTGCTATGTATTGAATGTCATAACAAGATACATAGTAAGGAGCGAAGGCGAATGCTCTTTGATGACAATGGTAATCTAATTGGTATTGATGAACCAAAGAATAATTAAAATGATTAACTACACCCCCATATACAATAAATTATCTGATAATTTCCTAGACCGGAGGGTCCACGTTCGTATAAAATACACGATATCGCCGAGAGGGGTGTGGTCTATTTTTCAGAAAATTTACTAGAAAGGAGATGTATTTTTGTGTCAAAAGTAAGTGAAAAAACTTTAAAAAAGCGAAGAGTAGCACAATATAGAGAGGCTTTTAAAAACATTGATGATGATAAAATGGCAATAGTCGAAAGAACAATTGATTTTGCTGTTGACCTAGAATTTAGGCTTGATAACCTGCAAAAAGACCTTGATAGAGATGGTTTTATTGAGGAATATTGCAATGGAAAAGACCAATACGGCACAAAAGAGTCTACTGCTAGTAAAGCATATTCTACAGCTTTAAAAAATTATAATTCATTAATCCGAACGTTGCTATCTTGTATGCCACAAAAAACTTCTGATGATATTGATGATGGTTTTGAAGCCTTTGTTGGTACATTAAAAAAGTAGTGATTATATGAATTATATTGAAGTTTACTATGAAAAGATAAATAAAGGCGATGTAGTAGTTTCGGAAAAGGTAGCAAAATTATTTAGGCATTTACATGCGAAGCTTCATGGTAGTAATAGTCGTTATGTTTTTGATGAACAAAGAGCTAATCATGCCATTGATTTTATTGAGCGTTATTGTAAACACTCTAAAGGTAAATGGGCAGGTAAGCCAGTTATTTTAGAAGTTTGGCAAAAAGCTATATTGTCGGCGTTGTTTGGTTTTATAGATAAAGATACAGGTCTTAGACAATATAGAGAAATAATATTAATCGTAGCTCGTAAAAATGGAAAATCTACATTATCAAGTGGAATAGGTCTTTATTTGCTATTTGCTGATGGTGAAGCAGGTCCAGAAATATATAGCGTAGCTACAAAAAGAGACCAGGCGAAAATAATTTGGTTAGAGTCCAAAAGAATGGTTAAAAAATCACCTTCATTGGCTAAACGGTCTAAATGTTTGGTAAATGAAATCCAGTGCAATTTTAACGATGGAACATTTAAAGCACTTGCGAGTGATAGCGATAGTTTAGATGGTCTTAATGTTCATGGTGCGCTTATTGATGAATTACACGCTATCAAAGATAAAAATCTTTACGACGTAGTGATTGATGGTATGACAGCACGTGAACAGCCTTTATCCATTATTACATCTACCGCTGGTACAGTGCGTGAAGGTATATTTGACCTTAAGTATGAGGAAGCTGCAAATATTATATCTGGTTATGATGACCAAAATGGATATAAAGATGAAACTATTTTACCAGTGATATATGAATTAGATAGAAGAAGTGAATGGACTAATCCAAAATATTGGCCAAAAGCTAATCCAGCACTTGGAACAATAAAAAATAGAGAGCAATTAGAAGATAAAGTAAACCGCGCAAAGGCTAATCCGCATTATGTTAAAAATTTATTATGTAAAGATTTTAATGTTCGTGAAACTGCAACTGAGGCTTTTCTGACGTTTGAACAACTTAATAATGAAGCAATGTTTGATATTGAAGTCTTAAAGCCTAGATACGGAATTGGCGGCATAGATTTATCTGCTACAACAGATTTAACCTGTGCTACTATGCTTTTTAAAACGCCTGAAGATGAAAAACGTTTTTATATAGAACAAATGTATTGGATTCCAGAAGATTTACTTGAAAAAAGAGTACATGAAGATAAAGTTCCGTATGATATTTGGCTAAAACGTGGATTTGTTAGATTAAGCCCTAGCAATAGTATTGATTATAGGCTTATTGTTGAATGGTTTGAAGAAATGCAAAATGAAAAAGATATATATTTATTTAAGTGTGGTTATGATAGTTGGTCTGCAAAATATTTTGTTCAAGATATGGTAAATACTTTTGGGGAACCAACAATGGAACCAGTAATACAGGGAAAGAAAACTTTATCTGGTCCGATGAAAGCATTAGGAGCAGACTTAGAAGCTAAGCTTATAAATTACAATAATAATCCTGTGCTTAAATGGTGTATGGCAAATGTTAGTGTAGATATGGATAAAAATGGAAATATCCAGCCATGTAAATTACAAAATCCAAGACAACGAATTGATGGATTTGCGTCTCTTTTAGATGCATATGTAGTTTATGAGAGAAATAAAGATGACTATATGAATATTATTTAAAAGGTGGTGAGACATTGCAATTTAGAAGTTTATTTAGCAAAATCTTTGGTAATCAAAAAGAATATAAAGATGTTACAGCTTTAAAATTGTTAAATGGTTATACAAATATGTATACACCTTTTTCAGGAAATGCTTATGATGATGCTACAGTACGAGATTGTATAGATACTATTGCAAGGCATTTTGGAAAAATGCGACCAAAACATGTAATTAAGGATAATGGAAAAATAAAAAATGTGCCTAATGATAGGTTGAATTATTTATTAAGTTCGTATCCCAATCCAATGATGACTGCTAGTGAATTTTTAGAAAAGTTTATAGCACAGTATTTTACGTATAATAATGCTTTTATTTATATACAATGGGACGAATTTACAGGCAGTATAAAAGCTGTATATCCATTAGATTTCCCTCTTTTGGAAATACTAGAAGACAAAACATATAATCTTTATGCTAGATTTACTTTTGGTGCAGGTGAAAGAGTTACTATTCCTTATGAAAATCTTATTCACATTCGTAGACATTTTAATCGCGATGAAATATTTGGCGATGATAATTCAAAGATAATGATTGAAGATTTATCAACGCTAAAGGCAGTGAGAGCTTCTATTATTAATGCAGTTAAAAATTTTACAGCACTGCGTGGATATTTAAAATGGATTTCATCTCTTAGACCAGAAGATATGAAAAAAGTACATGATGATTTCGTACGAACATATGCTAGTAATAATCCTTCAGGTATAGCTAGTTTGGATAATAAAGTAGAATTTCATGAATTAAACAGTAAGATAACTACCTTTAATAGTCAACAAATGAGTTATGCTAGAGATTGTATTTATAAACATTTTGGACTTAATGAAAATATTATCATGGGCAAATATACAGAAGATGAGTATATAGCCTTTTATGAGTCAGTACTTGAGCCTGTAGCTATAAAATTAGCTCAAGAAATGACAGACAAATTATTTACAAGACGAGAAAGAGGCTTTGGTAATGAAATTATTTTAGAAAGTAATAGATTAAACTTTATGTCTGTAGCATCTAAAATTAAAATCTGTGAAACACTTATTCCTACTGGCGGACTTACAATCAATGAAATTCGTGAAATCTTTGGTTATGCTGGTATAGAAGGCGGTGATGAACGTCTTATCAGCTTGAATTTTGTAAAAGCTAAAGACCAAAGTTTATATCAAACTGGAACAGATGATAATTCATTGAAAGGTGGTGAAGATAATGGGGAAAATGGAAACAAGAATGGCACTCCTGGAGCCAGCCAGTGAAAATGAAGAAAACAAGCAACTTGTAGAAGGGTATGCAGCAGTTTTCAATCAAAGGACATTGATATGGGAAAGCGAGTGGAGCGGTTGGAAGTATATGGAAGTAATAGACCGCAATGCCTTCGATGGTGCTGACATGAGCGATACTGTATTTAAGTACAATCATGGTGATATTGCTATGGTACTTGCTAGAGCAAGCAATAATACTCTTACTATGAATACTGATGATAAGGGTCTTAGAATTAGTGCAGATATTATTGACACCAATAATGGTACAGATGTGTATAAACTTATTAAACGTGGTGATTTAAACAAGATGAGTTTTGCTTTTACTGTAAAAAATGAGCGTTCAGAATCTGATAGGGAAAATAAGATTTATACACGTACAATAACCGCCTTTGATAAAATTTATGATGTGGCGGTTGTCGATTTTCCAGCGTATGATGGAACATCTATACAGGCACGAAGTAAAGAGTATTTTGTGAACCTAGAAAAAGATTTACAAGAAGAAAAAAGAAGAAAAAAATTATATTTAATGACTTATTTGTAATGCACGGTTAGACGTGCTTTTTTTATGCGAAGGAGAAAGAATATGAACAAAAGATTAGAAGAAATTTTGCAAAGAAAAGAAGAAATTCGTTCTTTATTAAATGATGAGGGCAACAAAAACATCAATTTTGATGAAATTGAAAAAGAACTCCGAGAACTTGATGAAGAAGAAAAAGAAATTCGCAGACGTCAAACAATTATTGATGGTATGGGTACAATGACAACTAGAACAGCAGGTCAACCAGCTAAAAAAACAAATGTTTTTGATAGTGAGGAATATAGACAAGCGTTTATGAATTATGTTTGTCGTGGTGAAAAAATTCCTCAAGAATTTAGAAGTGATGAAGTAACTGCTACAACGGATATTGGTGCATTGGTGCCATCTGTTACACTCAATAAAATTATCGAAAAACTTGAAGCATACGGTATGATTTTGCCACTTGTAACACGTACAGCTTATAAAACAGGTCTTTCTATTCCAACTTCTAACGTAAAACCAGAAGCTACATGGGTAGCAGAAGGTGCAGGCAGTGATAAACAGAAAAAGACTTTATCTGGTACTATTACTTTTAGTCATTTCAAATTGCGTTGTGCTGTAGCTGTTACTTTAGAAACAGAAAATATGGCATATAGTGCGTTTGAAACAACACTTGTTAATAATGTAGTAGAAGCAATGGCAAAAGCATTAGAAAAAGCGATTATTTCTGGTACAGGTGTTGGACAACCAACAGGTATTCTAAAAGAAGATGCCAAAGGTACAAAAATAGAGGTAAGCAAAATTGACTATAAAACTTTGGTAAACGCTGAAGCTGAACTCCCTATGGAGTACGAATCAGGTGCAGTTTGGTGTATGACTAAAAAAACATTTATGGCATTTATTGGTATGACAGATACAAATGGTCAACCTATTGCACGTGTTAACTATGGATTTGGCGGAAAAGCGGAACGTAGTTTATTAGGTAGAACTGTAGTGCTTACAAACTATTTAGAAAACTTTTCTGATACTTTAGAAGCAGGAAAAACATTTGCTTTTCTTTATAATTTTGCCGATTATACGCTTAATACCAATTTCCAGATTGGTATTAAAACTTATGAAGATAATGACACTGATGACATTATCCGCAAAATGATTATGGTGTGCGATGGTAAACCTATTATCTATGATAGCCTTGTTAAATTGGTGAAAGCGGGAGAGTAATAGCCCCACACCTGCAATAGTAGGTAAGGCAATAGTGGGGCAAACAATACTAGGAAAAGAAAGTTAAATAAAAGTGAGGTAAATAATTATGTATACAAAAACTAATTGGGTAAATAATGAAACTCCAGTAAATGCTGAAAATATGAATAAAATTGAAACTGCACTTGAAACACATGAAAATGCAATTGAAGATAAATTAGATAAACCAGAAATAGAGGGTAGTCAAGGGCAGATTTTATCTTTAGGTGCTGATGGAAAGTTAACTTATATTGATAAACCAAAAGACGGAGAGCAAGGTCCTCAAGGAGAAAAAGGTGAAAAAGGTGATGTTGGACAGCAAGGTCCAAAAGGGGAGACAGGTGAGCAAGGAACAGCTGGAGCAAAAGGAGATACTGGTGCAAAGATAACAAGTATAGAACTTACTATTACTGGCGGAACTATTACAGGTACAGCTCATCTTGACGATGAAAGTACAGCTTCTATTACAGGTACTTATTCTGCTAGTTAAGGAGTAATTTAATATGGCTGTTACACTAAAACAAACAAAAGATTATTTGCGAATTGATGAAGATTTAACTGAAGATGATGAACTCATAGGAAGTTTAATCGAAACTGCTACTGATTATTTAGAGCAGACTACCGGAAAAAAGTATAGTGATAACAGCCAGCTTTTTGTCTTGGCTGTTAAAATGCTGGTAGCACACTGGTATGAAAATAGAAGTGTTTTTTCTACAAAAACCAATGTAAACAATTTACCACACTCTATAGAAGCTATAATTACGCATATTTCTCTGGCACAGTATTATAAACCATTAGGAAGTGAAACATCATGATTAATATTGAAGAAATTGGTACATTAGATAAACGTGTAACAATTTTAAAATATGAAGATGTTGAAACGCAGTATAATCTGACGCAGAAAAAATTAATACCGTTTTTAAAAGTATGGGCAAGAATTGAGCCACTTAGAGGACGAGCCTATTACGAGCAACACAAAGAAAAAATGGAGGATTTAACAAAGGTAACGGTTCGTTATCGGGATAGCATAAATAATTCCATGTTGGTGCAGTATAGAAATAAATTATATCGCATAAATACAGTTATCGACCCGTATAAAGCACATGTTAAGCTGGAACTTATGTGTTCTGAAAAAAGAGCAGGTGATGAAGACAATGGGTAAAGTTACTTTTGAGGAATTTATTGGCAGATTGCAGGCGGTACAAAAAGAATTTCCTGATGACGTTGAAGTAGTTTTAAACCGTGGCGCCAATCGCATGGTTAGAGCTTTAAAAGCAAATAGCCCCAATAGTGGCAAAGACCATAAAGGAAAATTAAATAAAAGCTGGAAAAAGAAAATTGAAGGTTACGGCAAAAATATTCACGCTGATATTTACTCTACTGCGCCACATTTCCATTTGGTTGATAGAGGACATAAGATTATAGATAAAAAAGGGCGCGAAAAAGGCTTTGTACAGGGAAAACATTTTCTGCAAAAAACCATAGACGAACAGCAGGATGATTTGCGGGAATATATGTGGAAAGGCGTATACAGGCGGGTGAAAAATAAATTAGATGACTGATATAGTAAAGCAGATAGATATTTTAAATCAAATCGGCATGATGCTTAAAACGGAATTTAAAAGCACGGTTTACTCCGATGAAATCTTAGAGGATTTTGCGAAGCCGTGCTTTTTTATTAAGTGTTTATGTACTAATATACCCCAAACTAAAAATATTACAAAAAAAAGATTGTCCATTATCACAACGTATTTCCCCCGAAATGCCGATAAAAATGAAATCCATTATGCTGATGTTATGGATAGGCTTCAGACGCTTTTTCAGAGGGGAATACCTGTAAAAAAACGATATCTTCACCTAAATGAATTTCTTATTGACAGAGTGGGGGAAGAACAGGATATTATCCAGACGACAATAAGACTGGACTATTTGGAACGAATTATTAGACCGCATAAACACCATGAAATCATGGAAGATATGCAATTAAAAATGAGAATAAACGAAGGAGAGAAAGCAATATGGCAAAGTTAGGAATGCCAAGTGTGATTATATCTTTTAAAGAAGCAGGCATTGCAGCAATTGAACGTAGTCAACGTGGCATTGTGTTTCTTATTTTAGAAGAAGAACAAGAAGTTATTGATAAATTAACTGTAAATACAAGTGCTATTTGTGGTAAGGCTATTACAGGACAAGCAATAACAGGAAATATAGAAAAACAGGAAGTTATTGAAAATCCATTTGTTATTTATACGACAGATGATATTCCTAGCGAACTTAGTGAGAATAATAAGGATTATATTACTAAGTGCTTGCTTGGATATGTAACCGCACCGTACCGAGTTAAAGTTTATTTACAAGCTAAAGGTAAAACAGGAGCGGATAAATGGCAGGAATCTTTAAAGAAAATTGCAGCAGAACGCTGGGATTATCTGGCAATACCTACTATTGAAGAAGAACAGCTTGAAACTGTCGGTACATGGATTAAGACCAATAGGGAAAATAAATATAAAAAAGTAAAAGCTGTACTTCCTGGATATGATGGCGACTATGAAGGGATTATTAATTTTAGTAATAAAACTACCAAGACAGCAACAAAGACGTATACACCAGCAGAATATACAGCACGTATCGCAGGACTTATTGCCGGAACACCGATGACTATAAGTGCGACATATGCGCCACTTTCTGAGGTTATCGACTGTGATAAATACGACCTTGATGAAAACGATGAGAAAGTTAATAATGGTGAATTTTTTATTTGGTATGATGGCACAAAATATAAAATGAGTCGTGCAGTAAATAGTCTTGTTACCACGACAGAAGGAAAACAAGAAGGCTATCAAACTATTAAAATCGTAGACATTATGGATATGATTTATGATGATATTAGAACTACAGCGCAAGATAGCTATATAGGTAAATATGCAAATACCTATGATAATAAATGCCTGCTTATCATGGCAATAACTGGATATCTTAAAGAACTTGAAAAAGAAGGTCTTTTACAAGCTAATTATTCTGTAGTAGAGCTTGATACAGAAGCAATTAAAAATTATCAGCTCCAAAATGGTTTATATACCAAAGATGAGCTTGCAGATATGAGCGATGATGAAATTAATCAATTAGATACTAAAAAGAAAGTATTTTTAAAAGGTAAGATTAAGATTATCGACGCTATGGAAGATATTGAATTACCATTTGATATTTAAGAAAGGAGCTTACTTTTATGGATAAATTTATTGCACAGCGTGTAATGAGTGGCACGCAGGGCGAAATCTGGATAGACGGGAAATATATGGCGGAAGTAACCGCTTTTAAAGCAGAAATAAAACTTGTCAAAGAAGAGGTTAATCAGGTTAAAACTTATTTTAAACAATATAAAGTTACAGGGTGCGAGGGTTCCGGAAATGTGAAAATGAACCATGTATCTTCTTACTTTATTAATCTTATGGCGGATAATATCCGCAATGCCCGTCAGACAGTTGTTACTATTAGAGTAAAGCTGGACGACCCGGATGCAGTAGGACGCGAAGAAGTTATTATTCGCGATGCAACTTTTGATAAGCTTACTCTTATGGACTGGGAAGCCAAGAAACTTACAGAAGATGATTATGATTTTACTTTTACGGATTTTGAAGTGCCTGTTACAGCCGACGCTTAATATTATTTTAATTTTAAAGGAGATAGTGAAAATGAGTTTAGTTGATGTATTGTTAAACACTGATGTAAATGAAGTATTGGCGGAAAAAACAGAAGAATATGAAGTTGAAAGATTAAGTAAAGTTTTGGGAGAAAAATTTGTACTTATCTTAAAATCTATTCCAGCTAAAAGATATTCTGAAATTCAAACAACAGCTATTAATATAAAGGGAAAAAGTAAAAATATAGATTTATATAAAATGCAAATGCTTACATTAAATGAAGGAATAAAAGAACCAAATTTGGCAGATACTAATTTACTTAAAAAGTTTAATGCAACTACTCCGTTTGATATGTATGAAAAATTGTTTTTAGCTGGTGAAATTACAGATATAGCAAATAAAATAAGTGCATTATCTGGCTACAGTGAAGAAGAAAAACAAAAAAATATTGAAGAAATAAAAAACTAATAAAATCTGATGGCAACACAAATATGATGTATTGGCTTTATAGAAAACATCATTGGAAGCCATTAGATTTTTTTAATATGGGCAATGGTGAAAGAACCATTATTGAAGCTTTTATAAGGCAAGAACAAAAAGATATAAAAGAAGAAATAAAAAAAATGAGGGGATAAAATGGCAACACAAATTGATGTAACTTTAAGGTTAATAGATATGATGACCTCCCCTCTTGTACGTGTTCAAAATGAAATGGAACGTACAGCACGTGCTCATCAACGTATGGGTAGAGATATTCAACGTATTGGTGATGGATTTAGTAGTGTCGGTGAGAGTATGTTACCAATTGCAGCTGGAATTACAGCAATTGGTGCAGCAGGAGGTCGTGCATTTATTGATTTTGATAGCATTATAACTGGAGCAGCGGCAAAAGCTGGAGCAACAGCAGAAGAAATGGAAATGATGCGCCAGAAGGCAAGTCAGTTTGGCGCAAATTTTCCAATAAGTGCCACGCAAGCAGCAGAAGGTATGGATAGATTAGCAGCGGCAGGTTATGACGCTAATCAGGTTATTGGTGTTATGCCATCTGTTATTACAGCAGCAGTAGCTAGTGGTGAGGATTTAGCTACGACTTCCGATGTTGTAAGTAATGCTCTTAATATTTGGAATCTAAAACAAGGTGATATTGCTAGTAATGCTATGCGAGTAGCAGATGTAGTACAGATGGCTGCAAATAAATCTAGTCTTAGTATGACAGACTTTGGTGTGGCTATGCAGTATGCTGGTGCTCCTGCTGCAACACTCAATATTTCGATTGAACAATTATCTACAGCAATGGCTATAATGAAAAATAATGGTATTGAAGCAAGTACTATTGGAACATCACTTCGTTCTATTTTTACAAGGTTATCTAGTCCACCTAAATCAGCAGCAGAAGCTATTGAGCGATTAGGATTACAAGTAAAAGATACTCAAGGAAATTTTTTAGGAATACAGCCAATAATTGAGCAATTGCGAACAAAAATGATTGGTATGTCTGATACTGAACAAGTAGCTATTGCTCAAGCTTTAGCAGGTCAGGAAGCTTATAGTGGTTTATTAGCATTAATAAAAACAGCACCCCAAGATTATCAAGCAATGGATAATGCAACTGGTTCTTCACAGGCTCAATTTGAAGTAATGAAAGGTACACTTAAAAATAGTATTGATGGTATGCTAGGGAGTCTTGAAAGTCTTGCTATTAATTTTGGTAGTGTACTGACACCGCAAATTAAGGCAATGACGGACGCTATCGGTGGTTTTGCCGATATGATAAATACCATATCCCCGGAAACAAAGTTATTAATAGGCGATATCTTAATGGGTACGGTGGCATTTACGGGCTTTATGCTGGCAATAGGTAAAGTTATAAGTATTGGTGGCGGTATTGTAAAACTTTATGGAGATATCGGTTTGGCGGCTAAAGGCGGAAGTATTCGAAACAAGGCTTTACAATTTGCTGTTTTAAATACGGTTAATGCTTATAAAAATTTAAATAAGGAAATTACTCTATTAAAAACAGCTCAAGATGGCAGTAAACAATCTCTATTCACAGGTATTTCTGCACAGATTAAACAAACAATAGATAGTTTAAAAAATAATAAACCGCAATTATATATAAACTTTAAAAAGGAATTTGACAGAATACGTGCTTTAAAATGGGTCGATATTACCACAGCAATAGTAAATGTAATGCCTAAAAATCCTATTTCTTCTATAAAAACTACGGCAATAACGCGATTACAGAAATTTAGAACCTCAGCGATTTTAGCAACAGAGTCTTTATCAAGAATGTACAGAACTTTTTACATGAGTAGAGCAATGGAAAGTTTTGCGGGTGGTATAGGAAGAGCAACAAAAAGTATTTTCGGTTTAGTTAAAGCAAGTTTTGCTTTTGCATTAAGCCCTTTAGGAATTGCCTTAATTGCTATAGCAGGAGCGGCGTACCTTATTTATAAAAATTGGGATATGGTTGGTCCGTATTTTATAAGTTTATGGAAACGTATTGAAACGGCTTTAATCAGCGCATGGAATAAAATAAAACCGGCATGGGACAGCTTGATGAACGTTATACCGAAATTAAAAATTGCTATTAACCCGGCACTTGTAGCTTTAGATAATATTTTTACTATGGCAATAAACGGACAGGGAGCCTTTGAACCGTTAATTGCAGTGTTGCAGATTGTAGCAAGTATTTTCGGCGGCGCATTGGTAGGAGCTTTTATTGTTGCGGCTAATGTATTAGTCGGTACAGTGGTAGCAGCTATTAATGTAGCGGCGGCGATTATAACCGGTTTTCTCGGTGTGCTAGAAGGCGTTATTACATTTCTTACTGGTGTTTTTACGGGAAATTGGGAAATGGCATGGCAAGGAATTGTTAAAATCTTTGACAGTGTATTTTCTACTATTAAAGGTATTGCAGATGGAATATTAGGTGGCGTAAAAGAAACCATAAACGGTATTATTAAAAGTATAAATTCTATTAAGTTTACTGTGCAAGATATTGTACCAGGTATAGGTGGCAAAACTTTTGAAGGATTAAATATTCCACTATTCGCAAATGGCGTTGAAAATTTTGCTGGTGGTCCTGCAATTATTCATGATAAAGGTGCGGAAATCGTGGATTTACCAAGTGGAACACGTGTCATTCCGCATGATAAATCTATTCAGACAGCGTATGCACAGGGACGACAAGACAATCAAAGTAACAGTAATAATTTTAATTTCAGTATTAATATTTATGGTGCAAATATGAAAAATGATGCCGACATGGACGAGTTGGCGGATAAATTAATGCAGAGGATTTATTATCAAATGCAGAAAAGAAGTATTAATATGAATGAGGGGGCGGTATAATGGCTTCGATTTTATCTTTTCTAAATCAGGCGGTGGACAGTCTTATCGGTTCGGGAAGCGGGCTGAATACGGGCTGTAAATTGGTTTTGAGCTGTGCAGGGGAAAGCGTAACTTTTCCCGTGCTGCCGCCTTCTTTCGAGGTCGGTAACGCCTATAATAACAGCACGGTAAATGTAAATTCTTTAGGTGATATTAATATGCTGGGAAAACGCGGATTAACTACAGTGAAATTCTCCAGCTTTTTTCCGGCACAAGCATATAGTGGTATTGTGAACGGTGCACCAGACAGCCCGTACAGTTACGTTGAAAAAATAAATTCTTTTGCACAAAAAGGACAGCCGTGCAAACTTACGATATCCGGCACGAATATAAATCTGAACGTAAGTATCGACAGTTTTGACTATAGTGAAAAAGACGGCACGAGCGATGTATATTTCTCCATATCTTTGCGTGAGTATCGTTACATACTGCCAAACTCGAATAAGCTTAACGATACAACAGGGCTTGCCAGCCGAACGGCGGAGGAGCAGAAAGAAAAAGTAATAAATTGGTATCCGGGTATGGATTTAATGGACGTGGCGGCGCAGAGCGTGGGACAGTTTTTCCCGATAGATGAACAGGACGCAAAACAGTTATCCGTATTTAAAACGCTGGCGAAAACGAAAAATTTAAATGTTGGTTCCGTACTCTATGCAACGAAGCAGTCCGTTAAAATCAGCGATGATACGATTATAAATTTCTAGGGTGATAGTATGCTTATATGTAAATATACGGACCCGCCGCTTACACAGAAAGAACAGCAGGAATTACAACAGAAGAAAAATAACAACGAGCCGTATACTGAACCGTTAAGCGATTTTGACATTACAAATTTTGTAACAAAATGGACGTGGAGCGGCGACAGCGAGCAGGCGGCACGAAAACTTGAGTTTGAAATTGTTTATAATACCGTAGATAAAGACAGCGCATTTACCGCCCTGGATTTAAAAGTGGGCGGGTTTGTCTATTTGTCTTATGCCGAAACGGACGAATCAGAACCGATTGAAATTTTTGAAGGCAGAATATTTTACCGAAAAAGAAATTCCAATACCTTCACATTTTCTTTTACATGTTATGATGATATGGTTTATTTGGCAAAATCGAAAGTGCAAATGCTATTTGATGGTATAACCGTAACGGATGCTATAAAACAAGTATGCGCCGAAATCGGCATAAGTACGGCGGTGGATATGCCGCAGATTAATACCGTGGTCAGTTTCATCGCAGACGGCAAAAGCTGTACAGAAGTTTTCCGTATGTTGTTTGAGTATACCAAAGCTGATACAACAAATAATCCGAATGGCGAAGATTATACGGTAATTTGTTTAAACGGTGATGTAACAGTTATAAAAAAAGGCGAATTGATAGAAGATTATATAGCTACAGATTTAACGGATATTGATAACTCGGAACACTCCGAAAGTATTGAAAGCATGGTAAATCGAATAAAATCGGTTGATGATAACGGCAATATCTGCCAAGTTTTTACGAATAACGATGACGTTACACATTACGGCATGATACAGGATATTTACAGAATGCAACCGCCGAAAGAGGGCGAAACGGTCGATAATGTGAAAATGGCAAAGGCAAGACTTAAACGGTTGCAGGACGAAAGTTCGATTAGAGCAATCGGCAATATCCAGTGTATTACCGGATACACGATTGAAGTTCAGGAAGAACAGCTTAAAGGAAAATTTTTTATCAAGAGCGATACGCATAATTTTAGTGGTAATGTGCATACAATGGATTTAACTTTGGAATATATGCCAGATAATCCCCAAATACCAGAAATTGAACAGCAAGATATCGCAACACCAGTATTTAAAAGTAGTAAACGTAAAAAAACTACTGGTGGCGGTAATGGAAGTTTAAAAGTAGATAAAGGACTTGCCACAGGTTTTGACGCTTGGGGAGGTACTACCATGAATAATGGTAGAAATGGTTGTGCTGAGGCTGTTGGTAAAATGGGTAGCTATTACAGTCCATTTTTAGCACAGCAGTGTAATAACGATATTGTTGGTGTGCCTTCTATGGTGGCAAATGCAGAAAGTGCCGGACTTTTGGAAGATTTTTCTATAGGTAATTTAGAAAAGGGCGATGTTATTGTTTATGGTAATGATGACCATGTAGTAATTTATGATGGTAATGGCGGATATTACGGCAATAGTAGCAGTAAAAACGTTGTGGTACATGGTAGAGATTATAACAGCCTTGATATGACACCAACAAAAATTATAAAAGCAAGCAAAGGGTGATTGAATGAAAAAAACGGAGGACCCGTACAAAGCAATGTTGACGCTTTTTCGTAATGTTGGCGGTAGAGCGGGACTACAATCCACTGTACAAATCGGCACTATTGTAAGTTCACCACCGGAAATAAAAGTGCAGTGGAATGGTATGCTACTTGATAAAAAGTGGTTTTATATAGATGATTACTGGCTACAGGGACATACAAGACAAATAAGAGGTCATATAATATCTGCTACTCAAAATCGTGGTGGCGGCAGTGGTGATAGTGCTTATGAAAGTCATAACCACGATATCGACAACGATTATACAGCAAGTATTGTTTATACTGATACATGGCAAATTGGCGATAAAGTTTTAATGATACCAATTATGGGAGATGATAATAAAACAGTGAAGCAGTTTTGGATATTAAGTAAAGGTAAAAGATTGGACGGTAATTGATATGGCTAATCCTTTTATGACGGGAAATACTGTAAATACCGAGCAATATAACACGCAGAAAGAATTTAAGGAATACGCATGGGATTTTAATAGAAATTCTTTTATTTATAATGATGATGGTTCTATTAAAATAGTTACACGAAATGAAGCAATAAAAGTATGGGTATATAAAGTATTGCAGACGGAACGTTTTCGATATGGTGCATATTATGACGATTACGGGCTGGATTTAGAAAAATTTGTCGGGAAAGTGCCGAATGATGAAATAAACGCCAATGAATTATATAATGCGGTGAAGGAAACGCTGCTTGTAAATCCGTATATTTTGGCGGTTAATAATATATCTGTCGGACAAGTAAATAAAAAGATAATTTTAAATCTAGAGCTTACCACTGTATATGGTAAATCTACGCAGAAAATCGAGGTGTAATATATATATGTTTGAAATGGAAACAAGAAAAAATATCTTGGATAGATTAAAGCAATATTATACCGAAATAGCAGGGGATAAAGTAAATATTATTGAAGGAGGTTTTGCATGGGATACGCTGTCTGCCAACTCTAAAGAATTTGAAAAAGCATATGCTGAAATGGCATTGATAATTGAAGCATCATTCCCGCAAACAAGTTGGGGGGATTGGCTTACAAGAAAAGCTGAAGAACATGGTATTATACGACAAGAAGCGACAAATTCTAGCGTTATTTTAACTATAACGGGACAGGCAGGAACTACCGTACAGGAAGGCTCATTATTCAGCACCAATGACGGGAAAAATTTTCTGACCGTGGAAAGTAAGAAAATAGAAGATGACGGTACAGTTGACATAAAAGCACAATCTCAAGATGTTGGCACAAATTGTAATGTGGATGCCGAGACGATAACGAAAATCCCTGTTAGTATTTATGGAGTATCTGCTGTTACAAATAAAAGTCCAGCTTATGATGGCTTTGATGAAGAAACAGATGAAGAACTTTTAGAACGTTTGTTATTTAAAGTTAGGCAACCAGCTACAAGCGGAAATAAAAATCATTATGTTATATGGGCAACAAATGTTGAGGGTGTAGGTGGAGTAAAAGTATTGCCACTTTGGAACGGTAACGGCACTGTAAAAGTAATAATCACTGACGCTAAAAATGAAATAGCGAGCGAAGATTTGATTGCAAAAGTACAAAACTATATTGATGAGCAAAGATCGATAGGTGCGACCATAACTGTGGTCAGCCCGAAACCGCTGAATATAGATATAAGTTTAAAAGTAACGAAAGGTAGCGGCAATATCGACGGTATTAAAAATGCTGTAAACGATTTTTTTAAAACAACTGCATTTAATAGTGAATACGTATCTTATGCACAGGTCGGCAAAGTTATATTGGAAAAAACGGCGACAGGCGTACAAGATTATAGCGATTTGACGCTTAATAATAAGGCAGAAAATATTGCACTTACTGATGAACAGCTTCCGACTGTAGGGCAGGTGTATTTAATTGAATGATATATGGCTTAGACAAAATAAGGTAAGTATTTTGAAATATTTACCTTATTTTTTGTCTAAAGATATTCGCTATAAAACAACAAATAATACTTGTGATATAGAGCATGAAAATATACGACTTATAATTAACGATTTACTAAATCAGTTATTTATAGATACAGCAACATGGGGACTTAATTATTTCGAGGAATTTTTAAATATTATTCCCAAAAAAGATGATGATTATAAGGCGCGCCGTACACGCATAAAAATCTTATTAAATGCGCATGATGTATCTACAATTAAATTTATGACGGATTTAGCAAATAAATTTATTTCGGATAAATCAGCGCAGATAATAGAACACAATTCGGAATACTGGTTTGAAGTGTTTTTTAATATAGACGGGCTTAT